GTGATTGCGTTGGCGGCAATACGGTCAGCCGACAGCGTGCCGGTGGTCAGCAGTGCTGCGCTGTGATTCGGCAGGTCGGTGTCGGCCAAAGCAGCGCCAGTTGTGACATGCCCCTGCGCGTCAATCGTGATTTTGGTATATGTCCCCGCCGCAGCGCTGTTGGCGTGATTTATTGTGCCGGAACCATCTACGCTTAGGCCGCTGCCGGGGAGCACCGCACCGCGCGCGCCGCTGGTGGCGGCTGGCATATCACTACTAATAATCGCCCGGCCGCCAGTAATTAGACCCTTGGCGCTATAGGTGACGACGTGGTTAGTCGAAGGGCTGGCCGTCAGATCGTTGTCGATCTCGATGCGGGTGCCATCCATGCGGAGGCCCTCGCCATTAACCGCCACGCCGCCCTTGGCGCTGGTCGTAGCAGTCGGCAGGTCATCGCCTGCGATCGTGCGGTAGGCAACCGCGCCAGCATTAGCGGTCGGGCCGGCCAAGAATTGCGCTGCGGCGCTGGTGTTGTCGAGCGACGTGGTGATGGTCACCGTGTCGCCAGACGTGCTCACAATGACATTGACCAGATCAGCGCTGCTGCCGACGACTGTGTTGATTGAGCCAGCGGCTTTGATCGACTGCCACGCCGAGCCATCCCAGCAGTAGACCTTAAGATCATCCGTGTCGAGCGCCAGCTGCCCCGTAAAGGCGCCTGAAGCCGGCAGCGTGGTGACAAGATCGACGGTGCTCTCATTGGCCAGCTTGGCGGCCGTGACAGCATCATCGGCCAGCTTGGCGGTGCTGATGCCGCCATCGGTTAGCGCGGTGCCGGCGATCTGGCCAGCGTTAAACAGAATCTTCGCGCCGGGAATGGTTGCGTCAGCGATCAGAGTGACGCCGTAGCCGATCGCGTCCTGAACAGTGATCTTTTTGGTTTCGCTTGCTGAGACATCAACAGCTGCGAAGAGGTCGCTGGCTGCGAGGTCGTTGCCAGCCAGGGCAGCTAGTTCACTGATCTTCAGGTCTGCCATGCGCCCTCAGAGTTAGATGTCGCCTTCTTGAAGCAGGCTAGCAGTAGCGTCCTGATCAAGGAGGATTTCGTCGCCGCCTTCCTGCAAAATCTTGTAGTCGCCAACGGTTTTGGCTTTTAGACGAATGGGTCCTGTGGTAATGAAATCGGCTGTCATTTCAACGATCGTGCCCGGCGTGAACTGAACTGCTGAACCGGTGATCACCCCTGAGATCTGATACCAGATCACATCATCGGCCTGTCCAGCCCCACCGCTTGGGTTGTAGTTAGGGATCTTTAAGAACAGCTGTGCGCTGAACTCGCTGCCTACTTCGGTGCGCAATGCCAGCTGCAGCAGGTAGTGCGCCGTTTCGTAGCTGCCACCACCACAGCAATCTTTGTAGTCCCATTGGCAACTGATGCGGCCTGAGCCGGACATCAGCGAAGACCACTGCGACCTGAACTGATCCGACAACGCGGTGATGTCCACGGCCTCACGCTGCGTGCTCAGCTCGTAGCTGGTGATCGCGCCCAGGATGCGCTGTTGCGCGTTCGCGATGACCACCCTGATCGGGATGTCGGTCGCGAGGCTGTCCAGCGCGATGGCGTTGGCGCTGCCGCCATCCATCGCGTCGGCGAATGTGGAGTACAGCCGCACGCCGCCCAGCTCATCGACGTTCGCGAACCACTTGCCGCTGGACTGCTTGGTAGCATTCGCCCAGCCAGCAGTGCTGACCCATTCCAGCGTTGCCCCGTTGGTGCTGGTGATCTCCACTTGATCGCCGGTAATCAGATAGCCCTGGTCAAAGTCAAACGAAAATCGCTTGCGCGTTGTGTTTACATCTGACGGGTTAATTACTGATTCCAGCGCGCCTTCGTCGGACTTGCGCTGCAACGTGATTCTGCCAAATGTGCCAAGATAAACAGCCATTAGACGCTCGCTGCACTCAACGCGCCGGTGCCTTGGAAGCTGATCTGAGCCGACACGATCTCACCGACTGATGCGCCGATGGTGGCGCTTGTGATGTAGGCCGTCAGACCGATGTCGTTCAGGTCGCTGCCATCTGCAAGCCGCAGCGTCATGCTCACGGTGTCGGCGCTGCTCACGCCATCGGTGCCAGTCTTCACCAGTTTGCGCAGCAGGCTGCTCGCGTCGATGCTGTTGTCGTCGGCCTTGTAGTAGATCAGGCTCGCGCTGCCCGAAAATGACTGCACGCCAGGCGTAAAACTGCGCACGTTGTCGCCCAGACTGGTGGTTTCGAGCAGCTCCACATCTGCCTGCAGCGCCCAGCTAGTCACCTTGACCAGCGCAGTGCCGCTCAGCAGCAGCTGACCATCGCGCCCGGTGTAAGCCTTTGCCATTGGTCAGCCTCCTGTCAGCAGTCTAGAGAACCCCGACCAGCTTCACCTGCACGGTGCTGATGCCCGGCTTGACGCTGCTGATCTGGGGCGGCGCGTCGTAACGCCACGCTGCGCCGGTCACCGCGTCGATCGTGCTGCTGCTGGCCGCCCAGCCGGCCCGCACAGCGGCTGGCAGCGTAAACGTGTCGTAACTGCCGCGAACCTCATCAAAGTGCGTAACGAACTGCTCAGCTTGGCTGTCATTGATGTTCTCGTAAGTCAGCGCCAGCGACTGATCGACCCGTTTGCTGCCGTACAGGATGCGCGACTCAGCGCCGGACTGCGAACGAAAAGTCTTAACCGGATAGGAGCCGGGGTCAAACTCGCGGCCTGTTGGTTGCAGTGTGGGGTAGGCCATCAGGTCTCGAATGCGAAACGGCTGTTGTTGAGTACATCTTGCGCCATCAGGCTAGACAGGTTGTCGTCGCAGGGGAACTCAGAAGCCGTGATTTGCACGGTGTTGTCATCAGAAAGCGTGAGCTGCTCGACCATGTAGACGTTTTGCGATGTTGTCGCCTCGAGCAGCGTGAAGATCGTGCCCCATAGCGACTGGTCCTGCGTGCGGCCGCCGCTTATCGACAAGGTCGCCTCGCTCACGTCTTCTGAACCGCTCTTGTAGTAGAGGATCCGGTACTGGCCATCGGTCAGCGTGGTGGCGCTGGTGACCACGCCAGAGCTGCTGATCGTGCCGTTCTTGGCGGCGCTGTAGGGGCTGGCCTCGGTGACCACCTTGATGAACTCACCCGGCGCCAGATTGAGCCCGTAGGGCGTCGTGCGGAACCGAATGGTGTGATTGACGCGCTGGCGGATCGACAGGAAGAACTTACCCACAATGCGCGCGTGCTGCTCACTGGTGCAGTAAGCAGTCATATCAAAGGACTCGCTGGCGGTGAACTCATCAGCGTCGGCCCATCGCACGACAATGTTGCGCTCTTGCGGCAGCTGGTTCTCGGTTTCGTCGCGGTAGCGCACCACCGCCTGAAATGGCTTGCGCTCCTCGGCCGCGAGATACTCCAACTCAAAGCTGTCCTCAAGGATGTTGCCGGCGGTGAACAGCTGGCTGATCGTGACCGGACCGGTGCTGATCTCGCCAGCGGCGGTGGTCGGCAGCGCGGGCACGATGCTGAACTTGCCGTCGCGGATCACAAAGTTGCACAGGAAGAATGGCGCGGTCTCACCGATGTACTGCCGCACGTTGACCGCATCACCCAGCACGCCGTCAAAGAACAGCCGGTTCGCTTTGAGGAACTTGGCGGTTGTAACAAAGTCGGCCGTGTTAATCAATGGCGCGTTGTCGGCGGTCATGTTGAGCACCCGACCAAGGCCTGCTGTTGCGTTGGTCAGCAGATAAAACACAAGGTCGCTGAATAGGTTTGACGGGCCAATTGGTGCTGCTGCGTCGTCAGGGTGAAAGCGGGTGACCGGGACGCCGTTCGCCAGCCACAGCCGGATCTGATCGACGTTGCTGAAGTTGCGGCTGGCCTTGAGGACCAAGCCGCAGATCGTCATGCGGTCATAGCTTGGCGCGGTCTCGTTGGAGACGATCTCATTGACGTAGGCGATACGATGCTCGGGCTGGCTCGCGTTCGACTTCTCGACCAGGTTGCCGTAGAAGCTCACGTCGGCGTACTGGCTTTGCGTTTCAAACTCACGCGCGGCCGTGAACACCGACGGCGCCAGCTCAAGGTTACTGATTGCCTGCACGATGAACTGAATGCCGACGCCGGTGCTGACGTACTGCTGCGCAAATGGGTTGGATGCGCTGACCGCATAGTTACGGTTGAACAGGTCGCCTGCATTCCAGTTGGTTGACGTGTTGCTGTCGCGGCTTGGCGTGATCGTCGGCGTGGTCCAGAGCTTGGTCACCCCGGTCCAGTGATTCGGATCGCTGTAGACCGTGCTCGACAGCGTGAGCCGGATTTTGCGATCGCCTGATGTGTAGTTGACCGTCGCGGTGCGGATCTGCCCGATGTCGTAGTTGCGCGCCGGGCCGAAGATCTCCTCGAACGCACCCTGTGACCGGCCTTGTGGCTGCGCGGTGCTTTGCACGCCGGTGACGCTCAGCTTCACGCCGCTGCTCAGGATGGTGCCCTCGCCGGGCACAGATCTGAACGGGTTGCTGGCGCTGATGTTGCGCGAGACGATGAACTCCTGGAACGTGTTGAAGCCGCCTGAGCTGCCCTTTACGTTGTATTCGACGATGAACCAGTAGAACGTCTGACCGCTAAAATGCCCGCTCGGCAGCCGGCTCTTGATTGCTCTGTACTCCAGCTCGATCCATTGGTTGTTTGGCAGCTGCTCGCGCACTTGACGCGTGGTAAATCCGCCCTCTCCTACAGGCGAGTTGTCGGCCGATCCAAATAATTCAGACGTAAAAGAACCGCTACGGCCTTGTGTAAATCCTGACGGGTTGCTGTAGAGGTCCACGTACTGCACAGCGACAGCCGTTGTGGTTGTGGCTTCTACATCTGGCAGGTAGCTGTTAATGCCAACCGCGCTTGGGTAGCTGCGCGTTTTGACCGATCCGGTTGCGCTTGGCTTGCTGGTGAACTCAGCGTTCTTCTGGATCTCAGCCTTGCGCACCACGCGCCCGACCGACGTGACCGTAAACCGACCGTAAACCGTGTCAAAATCAGCGCTAAGGATCGACCGCTCGCCGCTGTTGCCAACCGATGCGGCTGCGTTCAGCTGCCAAAACTCAGTTTCTTCTGCCGAGTTGCGCATGTCTGCGCCGTTCTTCGGGATGAACTGGAACTCGTACTGCCGGCTCTCGGGATGCCTGAACCGCAGGAAGTTGTAGAGATCGGTTGGTTGGTTGCCCACCACCACAAACCGCATACCCAGCGGCTGCCAGCCGTAGGCCTGCCCGTTCAGGTCGAGGCCAGCGGGCCGCAGGAACACGGTGAACACCGACGCGCGGCGAACGTAGGAGCTGATCGTGCCGCTGTTCAGGTTGACCCGGTTGCGTTCTGCGTCGCGCAGCTCGTCAGGCGTCGGGATTGACTGGAAGTTGCACAGCCCGTTGATCCGCTGGAACACGCTGGACCGCAGCCCGATCTCGGTCACCTCGCACGCCCTGGTGTTGCGGACGGTGCCCTTTGAGAACCGCATCAGCGGATAGAACGCGCCACCTGCGTGCAGCTTGTTGGTCGCGCCGTTGTCGTCGCTCAGGTAGTTGCTGGTCAGCATCGCCGGCGCCACTAGGCCGATCGTGTTGTTGGCCGGTGGGTTGGTGTCGATGCACTTCAGCTCGATCACCTGGTCCTGATTGTCCTCGGGCCGCCACTGCGACAGCTTGCGGCCTGTCACCTGCCACGTTGTGCGGGCGATCATGAACAGCTCGCCGATCTGCAGCGCGTCGTCGGCCGCGATCCGCTGTTCGTTCAGCTCGCTGTTGATGTCGTCAACCTTGACCGAGCCAGCCTCGTAGATGTTCTCGGGGATCTGCCTCGCGACGATCGTGAACTGGATCACGTCGCCCACGTTTACGCGGCGCTCCTCAGTGCCGACCGAGTTGGCCACACCGACACCGTTCAGCGCCGTGATGCCCATGCGGCGGCTGTAGTTGCGACCGGTGCCGGACTGATACAGGTCGCGCACAGCGTTCGGGCTGGCTGCAGCGCCGTTGTTGTCGCCGGCGATCTTGATCCGCTCGTAGATCAGATTGTTGCCGGGGTCATCTTCTTGATCCTGCAGCTCGGGGATCGTGACGACGCGCCAGTTGACGCGATAGCCGGAGCCGTTGGCGATCGGCGCGTAACAGCCAAACTCGGCGTTGTTGCTCAGGCCATGCGCTGAGCTGAACCCGTAGTCGTTCTCGCTGCGGCCCGTCGGGCAGCTGTAGATGTCGTCGAAGGTTTCGGGGTCGGCGCTTTCGGGCGTGCCGCGGGTGCCATAGATGCGGTTCACCGCTTTGATGCGGCTAAAACCTGAGATCGTCGTGTTGCGCTTCCAATAGAACGTGAACGCGTTCTCGTAGATCGCGTCGAGCGCACCGTTACCGATGAAGATGCCGTTCAGACTTGGCGGGTCGATGCCCTGCGGTGTTTGGCCCGCGTCGCGCCCTTGCTCGCCCACCACGAGCAGCAGCTTGATCGCCTGCTGCGTGCCGTAGCTAAACATGCGCGACCACACCAGCCGCGGGCTGACCAACATGCCGCCGGTCTCGCCGGTGTAACGGCCAAACACGATCGGGATCGGTTCGCCGTAGTTGGCCAGCTCGGCCTGGCTGTCGAAACCAAAGGTCGGGCTGAATCGTGACGGGCCGTTGATGCTGCCCAGGTTGCGCTGTTGGATGTCGTTCGCTGGCCGTTCCTTTGGCTTCGGCGTCAGCAGGTAAGAGGCGGCCGACAGCGCCAAGCCAACCACCAAACTGATAATTGTTACCAGCTCCATCTGCACTTCCGGCACATGTGCATAAGCCGCAGGCCGCGGCCCAGCGCGCCGCACAGCCTCAGCCACCAGAAACCGATACTCAGCTTCGCTGCAGCCGATCAGCTCGATGATCTGCTTCTCGAACGGAAGCAGTGGCGGGTTGTAAAGCTGCGCGCCGGTGACCAGCAGACCTGCTTCAGCTGTTGGTTGCAGTACAGGATCCCGGTCTGCCATGTCACCGCGAATGCCCATCCGTCGTGCGGGATGAGCAGAACGTCCCCATCGTAAAGGGGCTGCGGCACCCTGTAACCCCAAGCCAGTAAATCCCTCAGAATCTCCCATCTGTTCGCCTCATACCATCGCTTCTTAAATGGCGGCGCCGGGATCTCAAGCCGACCCAGCACCTCGTAGACCAAGTGAATGCAGTCGATTTCATGCCCGCTGCCATCAGCGCCCAACCGAAACGGCCGGCCGATCAGATCACTGCAGTCTGATTGCACTGGTGACCGGGATCGCGCCGATGAGCTTCTGCGTCAGGCGCCGCATCGGCACATCGCTGCCGACTGCATCGAGCACCGTGCTGAGTGTCACCTGCAGCCCTACCTCGTCCCATTTGCCGCCGGCTACCTGGCCCACGTATTGGTGCAGCCGAGCGAAGCTCGACCGATCGTCTGGGTTGAGCAGCATCACATCAATGGTGGCCAGCCAGCGATTATCGATTGACTCAACCGCCCAGTTGCGGCTCAGCGTGTTGTTGGGCAGCACCAGGCTCGCCTCAGTGTTGTCGCCGGTGCGGTTGACCGTGACGCCCGAGAACCCAAACGGCAGGAACCCGTAGTTGTTGCCGCTGTAAGTGATCGTCTCGCCGATAAAGAAGTTTTGGAACTGGTGCAGCGTGACAGCGTTGAGGCTGAACGTCAGAAAATTGCCGACCGCTAGTTCCATCAGACCCCGACCTTCCTGCGTGTGCTGGCGCTGGTCTGCAGCCGCCTGAGCGTTTGCTGCTCACCGCGCGCTGCGCCCTCGCGTGCGGCACGCTGCAGCCCTTGCTGGAACTGCTCGGCGGTGACGTACTCGACGTTATTGATGCGCTCGACCGTGTAGCGCACGTCGATCGCGCCGCCAGCAGCCACAGCGCCACCAGCAGCCGCGGCCATGTCGCCGTCGCCTGTGACCGTGCCCGTCGCGCCCATCGGCCGGTAGCGGTCCAGCACATCGTTGCGCTGCTGCACCTTGACCGGGATATTGCGACCGTCAGGCAGCGGCACGTAGGCCTCAGGGCCGCGCTCGCCGTAGAGCGCCATCTGCGGCGACCGGGCAATGCCGCCTTGCGCGTAGCGCTTGAGCGGCACGACGCCATTAGCCGACATGATGCCACCATTGGCGAACGCCTTCAAAGGTGCTGCGCTGTTCGGCCCGGTGGCCCCGCCTGTAGCGGCCAAGCCAATGTTTAGGCCAGGAAACACGCTGAACAGCGTCTTGAATAGGGCGTACTTAATGAAGATCGAGCCCAACTCCTTGAGCGCAGTGGCCGCCAGATCCTGGAATGCCGCCTTGCCAGTTGACGCAAAATCGACGATCGCATTGGTCAGTCCGTCGATGCCTCTGACAGCGGTGCTGCCCAGCGCGCTGCCTAGATCGGTGGCCGACTTGTAGGCGTCTTGCAAAGTCTTTCGGAAGTCTTCACCGAATGTTGTCTTTTGTTTCTGTTGCACCTTGTCGAGGCCTGCCGCAGCCTGCTTCAACTGCTCGAGATACTTGCGCAGCTCTTCGTTGGTGGCGGCTAGCGCCTCAAGGCCCAACAGCTGAACCTGCAGCTGCAGCTTCTGCGCTTCGGTTAATCCTTCGACGCCAGCCTTGCGGTTCTCCTCAAGCAGCTTGGCCTCGGCGATGCGCTGGTTGTAATCGTCGAGGCTGGGCAGTAAATCCTTGAAACCTTGTGTGAGCTGGCTATTGGCCAGCGTCTCGCGTGATTGCGACAGCGTGTTGATCAGCTGCCGAAATGGCTCAACGTCCAAATCGCCGCCGGCTTCTTTAACCGCACGCGCCAACTCCACTACGTCTAGTGTGAGCTTGTCGATCGTGCGGTTGTTTTCTGTGGTCGCCGCGTTGCGCCGCAGCAGCAGTGCCTCAACCGAGTTAGCACCGACACCTTTGTAGGCAGCATTTGCGTCCTCAACGCTTTGCCGTAACTGTTCTTGCAAAGCGATCGCTTGCTGAGTCAGTGTGCTGCGGCGTTTGGCCAAACGTTCCTGTTCGCTGGCGGCACGACGTGCATCAGCATCGGCGCGTCGTGCGGCAGCCGCCGCTCTGCTATCAGCTGCGCTGGTATCCAAGTCCATGCCGCGCCCGCCGGTGCGGATGCTGCCAGTGCCGGGTGACGCTGAATCGGTCCAGATCTTTTCGATCTGTTGGAAGTCGCGCCTGGCTTGGTCAATGCCTTGCGTCAGGCCTTGATAAAGAGCGCGGCCGGCACCGGCAAAATCGCCCTGCATGGCTTTGTTAAGCGCGTCAAATGTTGCGCCCCATGCCTTTAAAAATTGATCAACAAGTTTGATTGTTGCGTACAAGGCAGTCGCTATCGCACGCAAGCCACCCTTAATGACCTCAAATAAAACATTGAAGTCATTCTTGGTGTCAAACAAATCGCCAAACACCTCTAGAATCGACTGCAGCGACGGCAGCAACGCATCAGTCAGCTGCAGCTGAAAGCCTTGGGTCTTGAACCCCAGCTCGGTGATCGTGTCATTGAACAGTTCAGAGCGCGCTGAGAAATCTTCGCTGACCGCAAAGGTGAACTTTTCCATCGCCTCTGAGCCGCTGTTCAGCAGCGGGATGAGGTCGGCGCCGGACTTGCCGAAGATTTGAACGGCCGCGGCCGCCTTCTGCGCGCCGTCCGGCATGTTGGCGAACCGATCCGCCAACTGCTTGAGCGCCTTGTCGGCCGACACCACCTGCCCATCGGCGCCGCGGATGTTCACGCCAAGAGACCGGAACCGCCGGGCTAGAGCTTCATTGCCCTCAGCAGCAGCGACTAGGTTGACGTTGAGCCTAGTCAGGCTCTTGGCCAAGCTCTCGTTGCTCACATCCGACAGCGCTGCAGCATTGCGCAAGCCGATCAGCGCGCCCTGCGCCACACCTGTGCGTGCGCTCAGCTTGCCCAGCTCGTCGCCTAGGTTGATCGTTTGCTTCACAGCGGCCGACAGGCCAGCCACAATCGCGCTGCCAGCAATAGCTGCGCCAAATCCGGCGACAGCACCCTTCAGATTGCTGAAGCCCAGCGCTGCGTTCTTGACCTGCCCCTGCAGGCCCTGCATCGAGTTGCCAAGGCGGCGGATGTTGTTTTCGCCCTGAACGTCCGCCTTGATGCGGAGCATGGCGTCCATGTTCAGCGCCATGTCAGCTGCCCCTCTCGTATAGCGCTGCCATGGCTGCGGCCTCCATCACCTGCAGGTCTTCAAGCATGGAGCGCTCATCCTCCACTGCGTACAGTCTAAACAGCCAAGCCACGGCCCCGTAATCGAGCCCCAACACGCCGTTCATGGTGGTGCGCCATTGCGTCTGCGCTCGGCAAAACATTGCAACCACTGCCCAATTTTCCTCCCACACCTCAAAGTTGCCTTCAGGCTCCTGCTCTGGCAGCGCCACGCCGAGCGCGGCTGCATCGTCTTGCGTCTCATCCTTGACGCCGCCGCTGGCCCAATGCTCAGCGGCCTCGATCAGTTTTTTCGCTTGGCTCCCTTGATGCTGTCCATGTAGGCCTTGAGGATCGCCACCGACAACAGCGGTACCTCAAGCAGCTGCTCGAGCGCCTTCTGGCTAAATGGCACATCTTTGCCTTGGTCGTCGGTCACGCCTGACCATCCGACTAGCACCTCGGCCGCCATTTCAGTAATGCGCTCGAGGTCGCCTAAATCCTCGAGCCGCTGCAGCTCAGCCACCAGCGGACCAACCTTGCTTTGCGGCAGCCGCTTGAACTCACCATCGAACGTCTGGCGCTCATGCCGGCCACCATCGACGGGGACATCGAAGGCGACCGGCCAGGTGTAGGTGTCGGATTGCTTGAGGACAAAAGCCATGCAGTGCTCCTTAGGTGTAAGCGAGGCTCAGTTCATCATTGCCTGCGCTGGTCGGAATGGCCAGGTAGGGCAGGTTCAGCATCTGGATGCCGTCCTGATCAGAGTAAGTCGGGCTGCCGATGTCAGATTGCGCCATGGTGAAGGTCACACGGTTTCCGGCAGTGGTGCCGTGCAGGAAGCTGATCGAGCCGGTGCTCGAGCCGTTGGCAATCGTGAAGAAATCTTTCGTCGCGATGCTGGGCGCTTCGATCACGCAGGTGCCGTTAGGGCCGCGATTGGTGATTAGCACCTCTTTGGTGCAGCCGACCAGCTCGCGATAGACGATCTCGTTCGCAAAGTCGAAGCTCAGGCTCTGCAGGCAGCCGCTGTAGCTGAAAATCGAAAACGAGCTGGTGTTGCCGTTTTTGAAGATCAGCGGCGCCACTTGGTTGGCGTACGTCGGGGCAGGCAGCGTTTCATCAGTCGGCGCGTTGTAGATCCCGGTCATCGTGAAGCTGATGAACGGGATGGCGCCCACCTCAGCGCTGAGGCTGAAGGTGCCGCGGCAGCCGGTGACCTTGTGGCGAATGCCGTCGTTGTGAAAGTGAATCGTGCAGCTGTCGAAGCTGCTCGACACCGGCGCGTAGGTGACCGATGTGGTCGCCACAACCGTCTCAGAAAGGCCGCAGGCCTTGAGGACCGGGCCATATGCCGGTGCGGTGCCGGCGGTGCCGGAGCCAGCCAGCTCAACCTCAAAGGTCACTTCAACGCGTGTCTGCGCGAGCAGCTGGTCGCTGTTGCCAAGATACGGGCGGATCAGGTCACGGGTGACCGTCTCAGCCTGCAGCGGGGTGATCTCCAGGTTGCGCACCAGGATGGCGTTCGACGCACCCGTAGGGGTAGGGTCGGTGCCGTAGACAGTTTCAGCTTTCGCCAGAATTAGGCGTTTGCGGCTCAAAAGCGGCATTGCTCGTTACCTCAGGTTCGGGTTCAGAGGGTTGGGCCGGCTCTGTCCGCTCGATGAGCTTTCGCTTGCCGGTTTTCGGGTTCAGCAGGTATGACCCGCCTTGGCCGTGATACTCGTCCATCGTAGCCATCATGCTGTCGTGAGGTTAGCGTTAGCGGTCCGATAGCGGATTAAATAGTCGCAGCTGATCACACCGGCCGGTTGATCCGCCTCAACCAGCTCGAAATTGACGCTTTGCGGCCTGATGTCCATTGCTACACCGCCAAGCGTCAGATCGGCCATCAGCTTGCCGTGCATGTCCGCCACGATCGGATCGGCCAACTGGTCAGGAATCGCGCCGCGCACGATCACTGAGATTCGCACCGTTAGGCTCCAATCAAGGGTCGGCAGGCTGGTGGTCTGCTCGGCCGTGTCGTTGACCGGCTCGATCACGATCGCGGGGCTTTCGGCCCGTGCCATTGGCTCGACCCGGCTGCGATAGATGCGCGTGCTGACGCCTGTCGTGCCTGTCAGCGTCGATGCGATAGCAGCCAGGATTGACTCGCGGCGCGTTGTCATGTGTCGCAGCAGACGGTCATCGTGATGCTACGACCGGCACCGCTGGCGGTCACGTTCAGCCGCAGATAACGAAGCGCATAGCCGTGATAGGTGTGGATGTGGTTCCCAGGTTCCTTCTGCTTCTCCTCGCCAAGGTCGGCCCAATCGATGCCGTTCATGGAGCCCTGAAGGTCATAGGTGATCTGGCCACCGGCGATCTTCTCGAACGTCGTGATCACTGTGCCATCACACTCGATCGAAGCGCTCGAGCCCGTCGTGCCGGTGATCGCCGCGAACGTATGGATGTTCTGCGGGCGATCCGCGTTGCCGCCGACGATGGTGCTCATGTTTTTTGAAGTCCAAGTTGAACGATCTTGCCGTCATCCATCAGCATCACCTCGCGCACGGTGTAGGCCACAGAATCAACCGTGATCGAGCTGCCGCGGGTCAGCGTGCCGAAGTCAGAAGCCTTGGCGGTCAGTGTGTAGTCGGTGCTGAGCACCATGCCATTCGCCAGCACTTGGCTTGGCATGTCCAGGATGCCAAGGGCAGTAACGGCGCCAGCTGTGCAGCTGACGCCGAAGTCTGCCAGGAAGATTCCGAGATCCTCCGTCAGCGCCATCAGCTGTACTTCTTCGAGCCGAGAGCAACCACTGAAACAGCGCCGGTGCCGGTACCGCCAGTCACGGTGAAGAGCACGCGAACATAACGACGCAGGTCGTTGCTGTTCAGGTAGATCTTCTCTTGGAAGGCGGTGTTAGCGGCAGCAGCGGTAAAGCCGCCACCGGTCACATCGACGAAATCGCCGGCGGTGGTTGTGTTGCTGTGCTGGATCTTGGCGGTCAGTGTGACGCCAGAACCGGCAGCAGCAGCATCGATGATGAAAGCAACGTCGCCTTCATAATCCAGCAGGTCAACGTTGGCAGGGGTGCCAGCGCCGGTTGACGCGACAACTGCGTTGTTGTGGATTTCGAGCAGATCCGTTTTGGACCCGAGATTGTGGATGGTCATGACTTAGCCCTCCGTCTGGGGGTTGTTGGTTTACGGGTCGGTTCAGGCAAGTCCTGAACCACGTCGGCCACCGCTGCGATGGCCTCCACAGCTTTGCCAATACCGATCAGGAACTTGGCGTCAGAGGGGGATGCCTCAAGGACATCCCCGATTCTGGCCACCTGCCCTGCCAGCATTGTTTGCCGTAGGACCTTGATCAACATGATCAGAGGGTGTCGTTGCCGCGGCTGAACGATTCAGGATGGCGAACAGCGATGTCCACGTCCTGCATGGCGACCACGCGCACAGTGCCGGAGGTGCTGTGGGTGTAGGGGTCAACCATCAAATCCAGGCCGGAGAAGTAACCGATGATCAGGTCAGCGAAGTTGCCAAACCACAGATCGCCGGACTCAACCTGATTGGAGAGCACGCCGCGGTAGCCATTGACCTCGTTGCCTTCCATCACGAACAGGCCGGAGCCTGCATCCTTGGCCTTGGTCTTCAGACCGCCGCGCATGGCAGCGTTCATCAGGTAGACAGGGCTGCCAAGCAGTGCGTTAGCAGTTGCCACGTCGCTCTCAAGTGCCACAACCTCAGCGAAGGTGGGGATCGCAGCAGCGAAGTTCTCGGTGCCGATGCCGGTGGTCAGCTTCAGTCCGAGGGGTTCGCTGTTGCTGCCGGTGCCATAAAGGCCAGCAGCGTCGATCTTGAGCGCAAGCACGCGAGCCAGGTCGTTGCGGACCATGTTCTCCACGTCGATGCTGGACTGCAGCATCAGGCGGCGGCTGTAGTCGGTGTAGGCAGCAACCGTCTTGGGGGTCAGGCTGACCTGATCCACGGTCTGTTGGCTCTCGGTAGGCGAGCCGCTCTCGGCCACCCAGTAGGCGGTAGCAGCGCCGGATTGGCGGGGGATGGCAACGTTGCCGGTCAGGCCGGTCAGCACGGTGGCGCCAGCTTGATCCAGAGCGGAAGCATTGCGCAGCAGATCGATGAAGCTGCCGGCGTCCAGTTCGGTGGCGACGAGGTTACCGCCAGCGGTGGCAGCACCCACGTTCAGGTCACGGCGCAGCACATCCTGAGGGATGGTGATACCGCGCGATTGACGGCCGAGCTTGGCCGCAGCAGCCTCGGAGGCCTCAATCTCGAAGGCAGCAGCCTCGCGAGCCGAGCGATCGGTTGGGTTAGCAAGGAAGTTGATGGCGCGCAGGAAGGAGAAGCTGCGGCTCTCCTTCTCGCTAAGGCCAAGGTCGGCGGCCTGCATGGTCACGGTCTCCTGGTGAATGTTGAGCTTGTCGAGCACAGCAGCGCGAGCCTCGTCGATTGAACGACCAGACTCAACCAGCTGCCGGCCCAGGTCTGCCATGCCGTGCTTGTCGCACAGGGCAGTGATGTCCGAGATGCGGGACCGTTCGGCCTGAGCGGCCTCGGCCTGCACCACGGCCAGATCGGGGGTGGCGGTTTCCATTAGAGGAATAGGATCAGGGGATGGTGCTGCCGAAGCAGCAGGGGTGTCAGCCTCAAAAGATCGGCCGATCCCGACGCCGGGGTCAGCCGGCACCGAGACAACGCTGATCTCGTAAGGAGACCAAGCAGTTGCAACATAGTCGCCACTGCCACGCTCCTCCATTTTGTCAATGGAGTAGCCGAAGGAGACATTCCGTAGAACGCCATCCTTCACATCACTCAGGATCTCCTGAGCAAAGGCGTTGCGGCTGAACCGCACGCGTGCATAGCCGCGGCGGCGTTTGCCGTCGATGTATGCCCGCTCAACCACGCCGATCACCTTGTCAGGGTTGTGGTTGAACAGCAGCGGCGCGCCATCGTTCAGACGGCTTAGGTTGGCTGCTTCTTCATCGTGGCTCAGGATCTCGTTGCCGAAATAGCGCGCAACCGGGAACTCAGAGCTAAATGGGAACTCATAGGTGCGATCTTTCACCTCATCGAAGGTGGTCACCTCAGCGCGCTGATACTTGCCTGTCAGGCTGCGGTCCTCACCATCGCCGGTGGCCTCCTCAAACTCGATCGGCGTGAAGTCGTGCTCAGCCAGCCAAGCGCGCGCCTCGGTCGGGGTGTATTGCGAGCTGTTGAACCGGATCGCCTGAACCTCGCTTACGCCTTCCTTGATCCCATAGATAAAATCGACACCAGCACCACCGGCATCATTCTCGCGGCGCAGCGAATCGTACTGATCAGGATCGGTCAGTCTCGCGGCGTGTTCGTTGGGATAGGGACGCGCAAGATTCATAGCGCTGCGATCTTCTACTGACTTCAGTCTATCGGGTTCAATCATCGTCATCTTCAATCGCCTCCTCTTCTTCCTCATCAGCCATCGCCGGCGGCTCCGTCTCATCAAATGCCGGCATCGCGCCCATGCCGAGCGGAGCCTGCACCGCGCCGCTATCGCTCACCTCACTCGGGTCGGTGTCGGTGACGATGTCCATCTCATCGAGCATCGCCAGCTCGGCTTGACGCGCCACCAGCACATCCTCAAGGTCGCCGCCCTGCTCCGCGATCACCTGGCCCAGCGTCTTAAAGCCACACCGGACCGCTGCCTTATATGCCGCCACCTCGCGTTGCGGATCAACCCACTCCCAGCTGCGTGGCACCCACCGGCTGGCGCGATAGCGGTCTGGGTTGGTCTCATACCCAGGCAGGCTCAACGCGCCGCTCAGCACCGCCATCTCAAGCCACTGCTCAAACACCTGCTGGTGGAAGTTCTCCACCATGTACCGCTGCAGCACCCGATAGGTGTCGCGCTCCTCCAGCAGGCTCAGCCGGCTGCTGCTGTAGTTGCTCTCTGAGAAGTTCTTGCTGATGCTCTCAAACGAAACACCTACGCCAGCAGCAACAGCCCGCAGCATCGACCGCGTGAACGGCTCAAGCTGGCCATCAGGGCTGTTTAGGTCCGGCACCGTGACGCTTTCGCCCGGTTGCAGATACTTGAACACACCAGGCTGGAACTCACTGACACGCTCGCCCTCGTAGACCTCATCACCCACCAGCTCGCCCTCGGGGCTGGTGATGAATCCCATCAGCGCGCTGCTCGCTCGCGCACGCACCACCTCGGCCTCTTCATAGCCCTGCAGCATGTGGAGCCGCATCAGTGCCGACGCAAACCACGACACGCCCCGCGTCTGCCCTGGCCGCTCAGGCATGAACAGATGGATCACTTCATCGGCTGGCACACGGATGCGGCGGCCGTTGGTGCGCGCGTTGCCCGCGTAAGTGTCGCCAGGGTGATTCGCGTAGAAGTGATACGCCTGCGGCCGCAGGTACTGATCCACCTCGATGCCCATCCGCACTGTGTTGCCGTCAGCCGCCTGCGGCACCTCATCGTCGATCAGATAATCCGCCTCCAGCACCTGCAGCGCAAACGGCACACGGCTGTCACCGAATGGCCGCTTAATCATCCGCACGAACACCTCGCCCGACTCGGCCATGCTGCGCACCAGCAACCGCTCGATGTCGTGAAAGCCAAGGATCCCGCTCACATCACAGCGGTTCTTGTGCATCCACTTCTCCCACTCCTCATGGATGCGGCCATTGATCGCCTCGTCGAGCTTGCCGCCGCGCAGCATCCGCACCTGCCCCTGATGCCGGATGCCATGCCCGATCACGTTGTTCTGGATCGCGCGCACCGCCTGCCGCGCGTAGTCATTGTCACGGCACAACTGCCGCGCACGGTTGCGCAGTGCCTTGAAGCTCGACTTAATCTCGGCGTCGGCGCTGGTGCCGCTTGTCACCCAATCGGCCGTCAGCCGACTGACACGCGCGCCTTGATACGCCCGCATCCGCGGCCGCACCGGCTCAAATCCCATCGCTCGAAACAATCGCGTCCTCAGTCCCATGTCAGAACCTCACAAACAGATTGTGAGGGTTACCGAGCCCGTTGGCCATAAGTTCCGCCATCTGCTCACGCTTGACCTCAGCCTTGAGCTTTGACTCAAGCTGCATCAGATCCGCCAGTTCATACTTCTTCAGGCTGCGGCTGCCGATCGTGTACTCACGCACCACACCGCCAGATACCAACGCACGGATCGCGGACTGCACCGCATCCAGATCCTGCTGCGCCTGTGACCGTCCATCAACAGCGCCCGGTGTGCCGGTATAGCTCAGCGACCGCAGCACAGTCAGCTGGCCGCTGCCCATCGTGATGGTGCTGCCGGACTTCGTCGCGACCGCCTGCCAAAACCACGTCCCAGCATCAAAACCCGTGCTAGTAGCCGCAGCGATCGTGAACTGCCATCCAGTTCCATCAGCGCTGCCAACAACCGTCGCGCCTTCGCTCGCCGTGTTAGTCCGCAGGTAGTAGGTCAGCACATAGTCAGCGCTGCTGATCGCGTTGCCCAGGTTGTCAACGCCTTCCACATCGCGCCACTGGATCGTGTCGCCCGCTCTGATCTGGCTAGGGATGCGCACGGTTACCAGTTACCAACGAAGCCACTAGCAGGCCCAGAGGCGGCCTGCTGCTTTGATCTTAGCGCCGGGCGCTTTGCACCTTCCAACTGATCGCGCAGCTGCTGCCACATCGTCGCCTTGTTCATCCGTCGGCTAAAGATCAACATCGCTGCATAGCCATAAACCGCGCAGTCCAGCGCCTCGTTGCGGTCGCCTGCTTTCTTGACCCACTCCCGTATCGGAAAGCCCCGGTGATACCGCAGTGCCTGCCGTTCACTGGTCAGCTGCTTGAAGTATTCCGCATCAGCCGCCTGCCCGAAATACAACCCGCCAGCGCCTTCGTTATGCCGCAGCCGCCCAAACAGCGTTGTCTTAATCGTGTCGGTGCCCAGTTGAAACAACGTGACGCCACGCTTGATCACACGCCCGCGCCAGTTCACATCAACCTTGTTGCCCTTGCCAACCGCCGGGCTATTGCGTCTGCTGCTGCCCTTGATCGCAATGACGCCCTGCCGCACCCGGTCGCGCACGTATGCGTAGACCTCATGCGTGCAGTGGCCGCCGCTGTCAACCGCCGTCTGGCTCACCTTCAGCACACGCCCGCCCGTCGCGTCCCATTCAGTCGCCAGCACCTGATCAAGCTGCCCCCACACCTCCGTCTGCGTCGGGTCACCCATCAGCTCTTGGTGCCACACCAGCCAGCCCGTCTCAGCCTCGCCCCAGCCCCACACGCTCACCGCCAACCGGTTGTCCTGCACGTCAACGCCGCAGGTCAGCAGCACCACGCCATCGGGGCACTTGCCCGCCGCATAATCCAGCCGCTTGGCAAGCAGTCCGTCAGCGCTCACCGCGGCCGCGTAGTCCTCCTCCCACGTCTCCGCCAGCCTTGTGTTTACGAACGCCTTCAACGCCGGCGCGTCAGCCTTCGCCCGCAAGAAGTCATCCACCAGCTGCTCCCAGCTGCACCAGCCCAGCGGGCTGTAAAGCCCCGACAGATGGAACCCCGCAGTCCGGCCATCAGCAGGTGCCGTAGCGCGCCACTCGCCGCCGCGCAGCATTGCCGGCTTGTGCAGCTCCTCGAACCGCTCGCCGCAATGCTCGCACTCATAGCGCACGTCACCCGGCCGCTTTGCGTCCCACTTCAACCGCGGCCACTGCAACCACTGCATCCCGCCACAGCTAGGGCACGGCACATAGAACCGCCGCTGATCACTGCGCAGATACTCCGCCTCAATCCGGCTGAAGTCCTTCACCGTTGGCGTGCTGGTGAGCAAAATCTTGCGCCGCGCAAACGTCGTCGTCCGTCGCTCCGCCAGTGCCACCGGATCGCCCTCGCCATCCACATCGCTCGGGAACGCATCCACCTCATCAGCAAACAGGTATCTGCACGGCGCCGACCGCAGCCCCGTGCTGCTGTTGGCCCCGGTGAGCAACATGATGCCGCCGGGATACTCCTTAGCGAACATCGTGTTACCCGAATCCCTCGTCCTGGCCGGTGCGATCTTTGCCGCCAACACCGGCGTCTCAGTGATCATTGACTCGAGCCGCTGCTTGCTAAGCCGCTTGGCCATCTCAACAGTTGGTTGCACCAGCAGCATTGGCCCAGGCGCGTGGTCGATCACATAGCCGAGCCAGTTGCTGCCCGCCTCTGTCTTGCCCGTCTGCGCCGCGAACATCATCACCACACGCTGCACCGGACTGCTGCTGCTCAAGCAATCCATCGGCTCGCGCAGGTACGGCGTCCGGCTGGTGCGCCACGGCCCAGGTTCCGCGCTCGCCTTGCTGCTCAGCCGCCGGTGCTTGTCAGCCCACTCGCTCACCGTCAACGGCTGCTCAGGTCGCAGCCCGTCCATGAATCCCGCGCGCCAGACGCTCACTTTTCCACCTCCGTCAGCACCAGCAACGCATCCCGGTGCTCACGCGTCAGCACCTCATGGATCACCGTCGGGTCCGTCTCGCCCGCCAGCTGATGGCTAAGCCGATCGGCCAGGTTCGCCAGCGCCTCGCGGATGCTGCGACCCACCTGAAACGCCTCTTTCTTCACCTCATCAGCCGGCACCAGATCGCCACGTTGCTGCGTCACCTGCAACTTCGCCAGCTCGGCTTGGTAATGCTCGCGTCTCGCGCGACTCTCATTGAGATCCGGGATCGCATCATCAGGCAGCTTGTCGATTTGCTGCCGCAGCTCCTGTGGGTCAACCGGGTCGGCCTGGCTGACCTTCGAGTTAGCAGTGGCCCGCGTGTTCCTGTTCCACAGCTCCAAAGCCAGGTCGCGATCCAGCCATCGCTTGCCATCTTTCTCAACCACCGCCGCCGCGATTCGGCTCTTGCTGGCATGAGTCACTGCAGCTTTCGTGCATCCACGAATCGCAGCAAACTCAGCAAAAGTAACCAGCACTGAGAAGAGTTAAAAACCACTAGGCTTAAGTTAACTGATCCTAAACCCCGCTTAACGGTCTAGCCCTGAGTCCAATTTGACGCGACGTGAGATTCGTTGCGCCGCAAGGGTTTACGGGCTTTTGGCGCTGACGCTAGAAAAAGCGTGCGGTCTGCGATCACC